ACGAGACCTGCACCACCAGCGGTACCAGCGAGATTGCCAGTAGAGGATGTATATGCATTAGCCATTGTTGTTCACCTCCTAGGTGAGTTGTGAAATTACTATGTATTTATTACTGTTGAGAGTAGATGATTGAATTGAGTTCTTCTGCGGAAGCCGCATTATTAATTCGAGTCAATAAATCTTCTGCTCGGTCAGGGGTCGAACCAAGTTGAGTAACCACATCTTGCTGCCGTAAGGCTGCTCGGTTTAATTCTTTTTCTTCGTTTACCTCTGGCTTGGTTAATCCAAACAAGTCTCCATTATCTTCAAGCCAGTTATTAACTGACTCTTCAGTAATATCATCCAAGTCTTTTAGGATTAATCGTTGTGCCTTTGGATTGACACCCTTTTGTTCTAGGACCTCTTTGACTGTACGCTCACGCTGCGACTTGGATAATCCCTCAAGTTGCTCAGTGAGTTCCTTAATACGCTTCTCATCGTTGCGCTTGGCTTTCCGTAACTTTTTAAGTAAGTCACTTCCATCCATCTGCACTTCGGTTTCGGTATCTAGGTCGTCTTCGTCTTCATCCCAGTAGTTGTTGCTCATAGCAACCCACCCTTCTATTCGTTGTAGTCGCAAGCCTCAGATTCTAGTCGGGGAACTAGCCTGGCTCTTGCTACCAGTCTTATACGCTATGTGGGCTGGTCGGTCACATAGGAATCTATTTTATATTAAGCCTGCTGCTGAAGATTTCTTTAAGTATCCAGTGCTATATGCACCTGGTGCATTACCTGCAGATGCATTAAAACTAGCACGTTCTTTAGATGCTAATAGATTGCGCTTGCGTTTTGCTTCATCACTAGACTTTAAGAACTCTTGTTCACCAGTTTGCTGGTTGTATGTAATACCAGTTTCGCCATAAATGTTACCTAGTTTAGTAGCCTCAGGTAATACACCTGCTATATTTGCAGCACCTTCAAGTGCGCCAGCACGGTCAATGCCATATCTAGCAAGGTCACTTGCTGATGTGAGGTTAGTTGTTAAACCTTGTCCAGTAAATGCTGCACCAATTTCGGCACTAGTTACTTTCTCTTTTAATTTACCAATAGTTTCAGTTGGATTAAGAAAGTATGAGACAAGGTCACTATTTGTAAGACTTGGATAAAACTCTTTAAACATTGCTTTAATAGCAGGGTCTGCATTAACAACACGTTCTTGAACCGTGTTAATGCGGTCCTTAAACTCTACTGCTGATATATCATTTTCAATATATGAAGCAAATTGTTTTGCATTTTGTTTAGAGTCTGTGCTTAACATGTTACCTAAACCATAAGCCTTAAGGGTTTCTGCATAAGAACTCTCAAGGTCAATATATGCAGCCTCAGATATAACATTAAGTCCCTTTTTAGTACGAGCAAAGTTGCCAGCAAAACGTTCAGCATATGCGCCAGAAGGGTTAGTTTTAAGTTTAATGAGTGCTTCCGATGCTGTTAACCCTGATGTCATATAACCAGCAATTTCACTAGCAAGACTGCCTAATCCATAGGATGTAAATAGATTCTGTAACGTAGCAAAAGCATCGCGTGTATCATCACTAATAGGGTTAGCATCAGTAACAATTGGATTGCCGTTTGCATCATATTTAATAACAGCACTATTAACATTTTTATTGCCATACTTTGCACCAGTTGGGTCTTCAGCAGAACCAGGCATACCTTCCATTACTGCAATACCAGATTTTTTTGCAGTTGCTGCATTAATTGCAGCACCACGTGCTGTTCCAGTCTTGCCAGCAATAGCAGCAAGATATTCAGCATCAGTTAAGTCTTGTTGTGGATTATATGAATCACCAAATTTGCTTGTTACTGGGTTAAGCCCACCACGCGATGCAAGATATTCCTCTGGGGTCATAGAACGATATTTTGTTATTACACCACTAGCATCTTTTTCAGCAGCAACTTGTGCATTTGCAGCATTAGTCTTTATAGTTGCTTGTGTTTGAGCATTAAGCGCAGATATGTCCGTAATAAAATTGTCAGCCATGATTACCCCATGAATCCAAACGACTTAAGTATAGTGTTAGCAAAATCAGCAGCAGTATTGTGTGCTTCTTCTGTTTGACGCCATAGTGGGTTTGCTTGCATTTGTCTACTAAAATCTGCAGTGGACATAAGTCCACCAGTTTTGCTAATAGCATCTACTACATCTTTATCAGCCATTGAATCAGTTAATGCAATGCCTAGTTTTTTAGACTTAATGTATGCATACTGGTCAGCAATGTCTTTAACATTGCCACCATTATTAATGTGGTCTTTAAGGTTGCCAAACATAGTCATAGCATTAAGACGTAGGCGTTCAGTTTGCTTGGCTACATAATCAGGTGTACCAAATCCATCAAGCACATACTTCATAGCCTGTCCTGCCGATATAGGCTGACCATAGTCAGCAGCAGATTTTTGAATCTTAGCAATGTCTTGGGCAATCTTGCTACCCTTAGAAGAACTAAGAATTGTTTCTGCTTCTGTACCTTTAAGGGCAGTCTTAACAACGGCATTAAGTGAATTGATACGCTCATCTGATGTAAGCGCAGCACCAATCTTTTGAGTCTTTGTTATCTTACCAGTTGCATCTCTAACCGTTACAGTCTGTACACCTGACTTTAACTCACGAGCATTGATGTCTTTATAAAAAGTATCTTTTTCTTCTTGGGTTGCTTCACGTCCAAAGACATCAAGCATGTAGTCATTAATTTCTTTGTATGCATCACCAATGGTTGTAATATCAGTAGTAGTATCTTTAAATGTACCAGCCTTGCTGGTAGTGCCTGTTCCTTTTTGTCCCATAAGGAAAGAAGCCATAGGCTTAAACTCAGTCTTACCTTCATATGCATACCCTTGTACGCTTTGAATTGTTAAATCAGAGATAGCACCAATAAGACCACCAATGTAACTATTGTTGGCATACTCATCTTTTGTTATGTAACCAGAATTTAAAAGCGCTTTTTTAAGCGCAGGCAACCCACCAGGAAAGTTTTTAATATATGATGCTTGTGCTTTAGTTAAATCACTTGTAACCTCATATTTAATATTTTTACCAGAACCAGTTATAATAATAAAAACTTGATTGTTGCCACTAAGTGTAGGGTCAGAAACGTACTGTTTGCCATTTTGAGTTATTACTTTATATCGAGCATTATCACCAGAAAAATCTGAATCAATTAAAGAGGAAGTGGTACCGCTACCTGGATTAACAGTAACAGCAGACGAGGTACCGCCAAAAAATTGAATTGGTTCTGCCATTATGACCTCCGATTAAACGAGATGTATGAATCACGAGATAAACTATCTAGAATTGATTGAAAAATTGCACGGTTTGCTTCAGTAACATACAAATCTCCAGCCATCAAATCCTTGATGTTAGCCTCAACTTGTGCCTTACGTTCACGTTTGATTTCAATACCATTAATAGCATCACCAAAACGTGGGTCTTGGGCAAATGCTATAAAGTCTTTAATCATTTTAATAGCCAGACCCATACGGGCGCGTGTGCCTGCATCAATGTTGGTTTTTGGGTCTGAAATAATTTGCTCAACCTTAGCCATCATATTTGTTTCATCACCAATGCTATTACCCCCACCAATAAGGGCTTTAGTCAGCAATGGGTTAGATGCTTTAAGACTTGCACGAGCCATTGTTGCATTATTAATAATTGTTGCACGAGCATTAGGGTCTGCTATGTTAGATAGCATTTCTTTTTCTTGTGTAGCAATATTATAATAAGCCTGCTTGTCTTGTGATACTAGAATATCGTCATAGTATTTCTCAAGTGTTTTGCTACTCATAAGACCTGATGCTTGAATCCAGTTATAAGATGCTGGTGTAAACTTACCTACTTGTGGAGCAAAAATATATGCTGCTTCTCCATAGGTTTCAATAAGTTTATTATTTTCAATAGCCCAGTTCTTAAGTCCTTCTGTATTCTTTACAACAACCTTGGTTGCTTTATCTGTACGAGATACTGTATAGATTAACTTACCTGGGTTATCACCCATAAATGTAAACAATGCTAATCCATATGGGTCTTGAACATCACCCTGATTAGCAATAGTAATACCATTAAGAATATCAAAGAACTCGGGACGCAGTCCTGTAATTTTTGCATTCTTTAGATAGTCAGGTACATCTATACTCTCTTGCAATGAAGGCGCAACAGGTGAGATGAGACCTATAATAGAACGCAATGCAACAATGTTGTGTGCGCTAATACGTAGGTTCTTAATATATGCAGTTTTTTCTTCAGCAGTTGAGTTAGCATCTAGATACATGCCATGCGCTGCCATATATGCCATAGCCTGCTGTCCTGCTGTTACTTCTTGACGAGTTTTCTCGTTAAAAGGAAGTATAGAATACAACTTAGTTACAGTTGATGGCAGGATAGCCCGTGCAATATCAATATTGTCACCAATATTGCCTAGTGCAATAGTATCTAATTGTTCTCCTGCTTTAGTTAAGAATGGATTATTAGTAGCACCCAATAGATTTTTAATAGCAATAACACTTAGCCCTGCCATTGGACCAGCCAATGTAGGTAGTCCCGCATCTTGCTGGAATGATGGGTTAACTAACTTTAACTTAAGGGTAAAGTCACTAAATGCTGGTTGACGGTATCCGTCACCAGTAAGAGCACGCAGTGTGGTATCAGTAGCCTTATAGATAATCTTATCCATTGGCATAATGATGTACGGGTCACCATTTTGGTCTGGATGAACCTCACCAGTAGCATCTAAGCCCTGATGCGCTAGACGTAAACGATATAACACACGTGGTGCTACCTTAGTCATACGGAAAATACGGCGTTGGAAATCTTCTGTTGCACGATAGTAACGACCTACAGTACGTGCGCTAAATGCTGCGTTAGAACGAATAGCAGGGTTATCAGCAAACATTAATACTCTATCTGCTGCATCGCGAGATGCAATTTCAGTAAAACGTTTTTGTCCTAATGCTTGCATTTGTGTGAGCAAACGTGATTTACTTTTTTCGGTAATGTACATAGCAGGATTTTCTGCAATATGTGCATCATATGATTGCTTTATAAATGCACGTTCAATACCTGAGTATTGCTTGCGCAACTGTACATAAGTAACCATAACTGCTGGCTGACGGAACAGGGCATTTATCTGCCTGTCCATACCTTCCATCAATTTATTACCAAATGCTCTGTATGCACCTTCAATATCACTAAATCCAGGAAAGTTAATAGCAGTGTTAATCTCACCAACTGGTTGATGCCCTATAGTTAATTCTGAAAAACGCTCATATGGAATACTTGCTGATGCTTTAGCCCACTTACGTGCAACCTTTGCCCCTGTTGTTATCTCAAGTTCTTGGAACTTAAGGAACTCACTACGCACTGCATTAAATAGTTCTTGATTATAACCTTTAGAACTACCATGAAAAGTAGTATAAAGGTCTGCAAGAATACGACCCATCTGGTCACGTACAATGCCTACATCATCAATACCACGAGCCTTTAAATCAACTGTTCGTGATGACATAGCCTTAAATGAATCTACTGCCGCTTGGTCAAACACATACCACATCTTAGTTTGTACGTTATATGACAAACCAGCAGCCTCAGATAGTTGGTCTAATGCATTTTCAAAATGTTCTTTACCAGTTGCGTCATTAATACCACCAGGGCGTAGCCCTTCATTAGTATAGAAGACATAACCTGGGTCAATTACACGATTGTTAGGTAGTTCTTTACGATTAGCAACAAAACTTAAGAACCAGTTTTCGTGATGTGCTGCTGTAAGCCATGCTTGATTAGCAATTGCTAGGTCATTTGTAGAAATTGAATAGGCTTTAGTGCCACGTTCAAGTTTTAAATCAGATAGATGCTTAGATAAAGCACTCATATCTACAATGCCATCAATAACTTCTTTAGCATACTTACCAGATAAACCACTTTGAGCCACAATTGAGTTAGCAACTGAATTAAGCATTTCTGGTTGATGAACAAGCGCTTGCATAAGCAAGCCTTGGTCTTCTTCACTAATAAAACGACCATAAATTCGTATTACTTCTTCACCAATTGCTTCACGCTTTTGGATATTAGTTAACTGTTCTACTGGTACGCCAAGTTTTTCTGCTAAAGTACGCATTATTTCTGCACGTCTTTCAAGACCAATGGCATCTTGTGGTGCTTTGCCAACAATCTTTAATAAACCAGATTTAATAGGACCAACCGCAGAGTTAGAACCCGTAAATACAGTAGACATTTTGCCCAGTCGAGAACCAGTACGTGCAGCAAAATGAAATAAATCTTTACCAGGTGCCGTTAATGCGTAGGCTATACCTTCATCAATAGCAGAACGAATACCTAAACGTGGGAACAGTGTAAGCAATGACCAAATATCTGTAATCTTACGTGCTGTTTCACTTGCTGGAATACCACCAATAGCATAAAACAAATTCTTCTTTGAACGAATCTGATTAGACATTGCTGCAATCTCAGCATAAGGCAATGCACCAATAGTTTTGGCTTCTTGGAATGGTTGAATAGCGCCCATGGTTTGCACCATAGGTACTCCATTTTCATTACGTATAGTTGTTTCATCAAGAAACTTAACATGTTCTGGATTAATTTCAAGGTTGCTTACTACACCCATACCAGATTTGCCACCATACTTATCAGCAAGAATCTTGTTCATAAGGATTCTGCCATCAGGTTCTCCACCTAATCCAGCCTTAAGCATAATTGCTGCATCCATATTGCGCATTATTACAACTTGTTCATCTTCTGTTGAATCAAGAAACTTTGTAGTTAAAAACTCTGCAAGGTCACGTGGCAAAAGCAAACGTGCTTTAGCAGTAAAGTTTTCAGCAGTCTTAGCAGCATCTGCTCCAAGACGTATTTCAAGATTGAGTGGGCTACGAGAAGCCATAGTGCCAATCTTTTTAAAACCTTTAATTTCAGCAATTGCATCTGTAAGAACTTGTGACTTCATTGCACCAGTCATTACATCAAGAGCATCTCCTGATTGTACAAAAGAAGAATAAATATCTTCACCTTGTGCTTCTAATTGTGCAGTTGTACGACCACGTGTAGATAGTGGTCCTAGTTGTTTAGCACTAGTAGCATTGAATACACTATCTAAATAAGATGATAAACCATCAGCCATATTACGGTGTGTTTTGGCAACAGCAATACCATTACGGTAATAATCAACACCATCAATACGTCCAGACAAAAGTAAGTTTACATTATTTGCTTGTGAAAAAAATCTTTCAGCAGATGCAGCATCAACAACATTATTGCGAGCAAGTAAATTAACAGCCTCACGATTACGATAACCAGGAGTAGTATCAATTAATTCACGATAAGCAATAGTTTTTTCGACAGCAGTTCCTGCTTCAGAATACTTTTTAATTGCAGGACCAAGTTGATTTTCCCATAGGTTAAATACTTCTGGCTTAGCCATAACTTCACGTACACCAAGATTAAGTTCTCCGCGTGCTGCTGCATCGGTAACATTTTTTGCTAGACGTTCTCCAAGAGGAGCAGCCTTGGCAATTTTGTCAATGCCACCAGACATCCATGTTAATGGGTCTACAACAATTTGATAAACAAAGTCAATAACACCTGAAACATTTTTAACTTTACCAGTTACATAGTCACCATGTAAACCACCAGACTTAGGTGGCACAGTATCCATCATGCGTGCTAGGTCACGACCAGGGCTAATTTGAGCGTACTTAACGCCATCCATAACCTGTTTAAAATCATCTGGCTTATTGTAAGCCTTAGTAATAGATGCAAGAATCTTTTCATCTGGAGTACCATATGACTGAATAATCTCACCAGGAGTTTTACCAGCAAGTAATCCTTGCGCAACTACAGTATCTGTATCACCAAAGTATTCTTTAACTTTTTTAATAGCGCCATCATCATAAAGTGACTTGCCACTCCAACCACTATCCCAAGTCTTTTTATTAAATGGTGCACCCTGTTGGACTTGACGACCAAGTAAGTATGGTTGATTGATTACACGACCATAGCCAGCGGCAAGGTCATACATTTGAACAAGTGGACTAGCAAAACCTTTGGCTAAAGCCTTAACTACACCAAATGTGCGGTCAGCAATTGAAGGGTCTGGTTGCGAGTAAGTAGCATCTTTAAAAAGAAACTTTAAACCATCTTGTACATCTTTATCAAGTTTAACAAATTGTTTCTTTGCTGTATCAACAGGCAACTTAGATAAACGGCGATGTTCTTTAAGTGAATAACTTAACTGATTTATTTGTGTTGTTTCTGCTGGTGATAAGTTTGCACTTTTAGCAGCAGCATAAAGATTTGGAGATGCCTCAGCAACTGAAGGTTCTAGGCGCTCCATTAGTACCCACTGTCAAGTAACGACCTGTAGATTAATTCCGCATCACCTGATGGGTCAAATTGTATAAGATGTTTAATAGTGTCAACAAGTGATGGTGTTTGATTAGGCATGCCACGCATTGCTTCTGTGCCTGCTCCCTCACCATAATTTATACCAGAAGTAACTACTTCATTTGGACGTTCTGTAGGAGCAGTAAGTTGTGTAATGCCAGCCATAGGAAATGGATTACCAGCCATACCTGCACCGCTTTGCTGTTCTGCTAAACCTTTGTTTTCTCCATATGCAAAACCACTATAATCTTGCTGTGGCTGTGTCATTCCTTCGGTAGCACCACCATCTGTACGCGCTGAAAGCGCACCAGGACCTGATACAGGTGCTGGATTATTAGGCTGACGATAACCTCCACGTGCCATTACTCGTCCTCCTCATCCATGTATTTTCTAACATCATCTATTGTTGGTGGTGATTGCATCCAATCAGGATACGTTTGCTTTGCAGAAAGAATGTACAAAGCATTATCAACTGTAAATCCTGCTCTACGCAATGATTTATAATATTCGTGTAGTTCAATTGCATACTGGTCTAACTTTGAGTAAGTCTCATCAGCAACTGTTTTAACCTTTGTGGTTCTCTTGCGAGGTGTTGCCATGGCTTACTCCTTAAATTGCTTGTTCCCTAGTTGTTCGTACTGCGCTTCGTCCTTGACCTTCACCTGTCATAGTGCTAAGTATTGTTTGTAAATCTGGTCTTCCCTGCGGTAGTTGTATTGGAGAACCTCCTGCTGGCGGACCAGCGGGAGCAGGGGACATTTGCTCAACCGTATTAGTTGGTTCACCAGCAGGAGGAACCTGTTGCTGCGGAGCAAAGGTTGCTTCTATTGCATCTTCTAATGCTTGTCCCTTTTGACGAGCCTTTATTACCGCAGCAATCTTACGGACTACATCTGAAGCATCCTGACCTTGAGTAGCCATTTGTGGAATTGCTTGTGTGTATGCCGTAAGTGAACCAAGTAACGCAGAGCGCATTTCTTCAATTTCAATTTTTTCTAATTCTTGTGTTACGTTAACTGTAAATGGTAGTTCTCTCATAGCCATATCTCGGCTGATGAGTTTTCCTCCAAGTGCTTGAAGCATAAAGATAAGACCTTGTGCTGGATTAAGACCAGCAAGCATGCCATAACGGACATCAGCAGAATAATCATTCTTGATGTCTTTAGTTGGCTTGTATGTAATCTCATAAGGTGAACCCGAATCTACTCCACGAATTGTTTTTTCTTCGGGATAAATCATTTCATCTACGCAAAAACAAATACTAATAATGTCCCGAAGTGTTGCAGCAAAGATTGCTTGTGCAGATTTAACTTGTGTATCAAAGGCTCCCATAAGAGCCTGCACTCCCTGACCAGTAACAATAGAAGCATCTATGTTTCCAGTACGAGATTCAGGGTATCGTGTACCAACACGTAGTTCTTGATTAAGAATGTTCTGTTCAGTAAATGCACCCTGTGGCAAAGTAAGTTCTACACGGCGAACACCTGCTGGATTGGCTGTACGAATAACAGCATCTCCGCCAAGCATAAGTTCTTGCACATCTTGTGGTAGAACAATTGGTGCCTGTACTGACTTCTCTGCTGCTTCCATTGCAAGTAATGCAAATCGGTTGCGCAGCAACTGAATACCAAGTACATCATCAAACTGTCCACGTAGTTCACCATCAATAGATGGCTTACGTGCAATAACAACCATCATCTTACCAAGTGGATTAGCAGCCTGAGAAAGAACTAAATCATTTCTACGTGGTACATAAATGATAGATTGGTCTTTGTCATAATAACGAATCATTTCAATTACTGCATTAAGGTCTTGCTTATATCCATCTGGTCCAAGAAGTTCTCTATCAAATTCTGGGAACTGAGATACCAGTTCACCAAGTGTTAAAGAGTATCTTTTGGCAAATGCCACACAACGTCCATAGCGGTCAAACTCTGGGTAAGCCCCAATAGGATTTTCTATGCGAATACGTGGCAATTTTGCTTCATCGTCTAATTCAATAATGAATGGGACGAATCCATATGTTAGATACCAGTCAGCACCTGAGTACATCTGTACTGCTAGGTCTGAGTGTTGAAAATAGTTAGAGGCAATACGAGTGCGCTTATCAGCAAAGGTACGTGCTCTATCAGATACTTGATTGGCTGCAGAACAGTTAACCGCTGGAAGCGGAGCCATAACTTCAGATAGGTCACGAGCAACAATGTCAATAAAGTTTGCTACTACGTTAGCATCAACACCTTCTGGAAAGAAATTAGGATAAACCTGAGCAATTTTTCCCTTACGTACAGCAAGTACGTCAAGGTTACGCGCATCACGTTCGTGATTGCGGTAACGCAGGGAATCAACCCGTGCTGTTACCTGCTCTATTGATAATGCCATTATTGTCCTAACGATTGATTAAAAAAATTACTTAGTATCCCAGTTCATGCCAGCGCCACCAATTGTGCCCAAAGAACCGCCACGAGGAATGCCAGCACGAGAGCGAGCAGAAACGCGCTTTTCTGATTCTTCTTGCGCTAGTTTACGAGCAGGTACTTTTGTTGTTCCCTTAGGTCCATACACTGTGTACATAGTAGGCTTTGCGTTTTTAGGTGTACTACCAGAAGCCTTTAGTGCTTTAGCATTTGCTTTTGCTGTCTTAGCAGTTGTCTTAGCAGGCTTATTAATGCTCTTAAGACGTGCTTGTTCTTGTGCAGATATAGTATCTCGTCCGCGCTTACCAGCCACAACAGTTACATTTGGACTTACTTTAACTGTCATTTTAGGAGCACCTTTTGCACTACTGCTTCTTGTTACTGGTTTTGGTGATGCCATTTTATTTATCCTTATCCGAAGTTTTCTTGCCATTGCTCTGCAAACATCTCATCGAGGTTTACTGCAAGGCGTTGATTCATCTGAGCACGAGTTGCCCAGCGATTGTTTGCGTACTGCGATGTTCGGCTTGCAGATTGCATCAGTTCGCGTATGCGAATGATGGCAAACCATAAAGCCATGACGGTATCGGTCTTACCCCTAGTCTCTGGTTTCCACGTTAGTAGTTGCTGAGTTAAGGCTTTGATACCTTCAGAACCTTCAGATGAAGGTAATTCTAATATGTTGTTTTTCTGGAACTTCTCTTCGCGGACTGTGCCAAAGAGGTTAGACATTGACGCAACGCCAAAAGAAGTGTCCCATTTATTTTTCCCTGTGAAGTGAGCATCAAGGCGTACGCCGTATCCAGCGAGCCACCCGCGTAGTTCTTCGTCAAGGGAATAGGCTTTTTGGTGGGCGTTGATTTCAACGCGGAACTCTTGCGGTTTGTATTTAATAACCAGTTCTTCAATTGTCGCCCGAATCTTTTGTGGTGTTGGTTCTTCCATGTTGACACAATCCAACACGTAAATCTTTCCGTCTGCTCTGTTGTATGCAACTACAACAAATGCAGCATTACCTGCCATAGCAGGGTCAAATCCAATTACAGTATGTAAACCCTCAACCTTAGGTGGATGTCCAGCAGTACCAGCCTTTAGCGGTCCTCGCTTGCGCATCCCATTGGTCGCTCCTTGCACGAGTGCAGGCGGGAATATGGAGTCTTCTTGGATGTCTTCTTGCTGGTAAACCAAAGCCCATGTCGAAGGTGTAACTTCGCTGCGTCTCTTGAAGAGTGCTGGACCATCCCACTTGGGATAGTACCCGTTCTCTTTAGGTACATCAGAGTCGCCATCCCAGGCAACATCTGACTCAGGCCAGAGGGTAGTCCAATTTTCCGTTTCCTCCGCATAGTCAAGTACAGCAGGCATGCCCATGTAAGTAAACGGAGTCCGACCACCAGACCAATGCTTAGGATTACGAAGTTCTTTATAAAGGTCATTTGCGGCAATCCGTGTCCCTACAACTAGTAACTTACCATTCTTGCCCAGACGGGTAATAACTTCTTTTTGCAACCAGTCCATCTGCTTATCCCATTCGTGGGCATTAGCAGTAGTGATGCAGTCGTCAAGAATAATGAGGTCGGCACGGGCACCGTAAATCTGACCGCCCATACCTAACGCCTGAAGGGTTGGGTCCTTCTCGCTAGAGTTACGCGCATCGCCCCCAAGGTAGACAGTATCGGTACGCCAAGTATCAGCGTCTTGTTTCCAACCGCCCTCAGGACCGTAAGCGGTCTGCAGTTTGAGCCAGCGGGGATGTGACAATCGTTGCTTGATAGCATATACGAACTCGCGTGCCTTATTCAATGTCTTCGATACCACGATGATGCGGATGTTAGGATTGAGAGCGATGCGGTAAGTCGGATAGTTTACGGTAATAACCGTGGACTTAGCGTGCTCAGGTGGCACGTTCACCAGTAGGCGGTTGTTCTCGCCTGGCTCATAAATCATAGATGGGTGGAGCCAAGAAGGTTCATTACCCTCTAGTAGGTCTACCCAGTCTTGATGATGAGGAAAAACCGTCTGGTCAAAAAACATCTTAGAGAAATCGGCAAATGGGATAGATTCTTTCTCAAGACCCATTGAGTCAAAGGATTGCTTACTACCCTGCTCTTTGGCTTCTTCCAGGGCACGGGCAAACTCAGGGTCACGGTTCATCCATTGGCGGACCGTATCTGGTTTCTTACCTACTGCAACCATAGCGGCTTGGACAGGTACACCCTCTTTGACCCTAGCAAGAACATCTGCTTTGGCCTGAGTTACTTCCTTTGCAAGGTGATGCTCTCCACCTTTTTTAAATCCTTTGTGCGCTGATGTTGCCACGTTTATCTCCTTTGTGGCAGAGTCCCCCCGCCCTACAGATAGTTGTTTGTACAGTAGTCTGTAACAGAGTGAAGAACTCTCTAAAAAGAGTTCTGAACTATTTTACTCTCTATATATACTTAATCCGTTCAAACAGGTAAAACGAACGTTTTATTCTAAAGTATTTATATAAGTGCTGGTCAGACTGTAATATACCCCTTGTAACTATATACAGAAATGTTTTTAGGTAGAGATACAATATATATAACTGACAGACATTAATACTATGGGGGTCAAAGACTAATACAGAACTGTAATACTGTACAGACAGAACATATACTGCGGGTTGTCTGTCGGTAGTCAGTCTGCCTGACAGTCAGGGGGGTATATATATACAGACTGTACAAATAAATGAGAATACTCGGACTACCTGTTTAATAGCCAATGCCTTGGCAATGGCTGGTAAACCCTCAGCCCTGCTACCGCACTGCGTCTGTCCAAGCATCTGGCGTGTCTATGCCACGCCTGCTGCTTCGGCGCTTTAAGCGTCGCACCGTCATCGCCCCGCCGCGTTACCACGCGTCTCTTGACGCTCACGATGTTTCACTCGTTCGCTTGTCGTTCTTCATTCCTCGACTCTAAAGGTCTCGTCATGATGTCTCGCCACAATGGGGCTTTGCTCGCGCATTCGCGCTCGACTTTCGCCAGCCTGTCGAGCCTGTCTACTTCGCTCCTTCCGCTTCGCTCGTCGCTCATGCGCCATGCTACGCCATGCTCGGACTCATGCTCCTGCAATGCTCCTATCATACTCCGTCGTCAAATCGTTCCCTGCTCTGCCTATTCAGCAGAGCAAAACAGTCACGATTTCTCTCAGCGTGGGTTGCGGCTCGGCGATTCTTTCAGAATCTAGTCGCCTTCGCCTACACCCAACGCATCTGCCGAGTCTTCGTACCTCAGCCTCGCCCCGCATCCAGCGCATATGCGCTGTCTGAGTGACTTAGGAGTATTGATATACGCGTATTCACATCAGGTGGATACAGGACGAAAGGAAATGAAATGACAGAACAAGGCATCAGCATCACCACACACACTGAAACATGCTGTGAGTACCCTGTTACATGCAACATCATGCACCTATTCACACGCGAAGAGCGTGAAGATAGTTGCATCAACTGCTACGAAACAAAAGAAAGTAAGTCCGACAAGCACGCTTGGGACTTACATGAAGACGACAGACTAGGCGAAGGACCAGGACTGTCAACAGACACCGATGAATCACCCAACGCAAGCGATTGGGTGTCATCGGAAACAATAACAAAGGAACAGACATGGACTACGAAAATGACTGAAATATGGGACACAGATAACCCGTTCAAACTGATTCAACTTGCAGTTGAATTTATAGACAAAGACGACCCTTGGTTGATACGCAAGGAGTTCACACCGCCTATCGCTCAGTTAATGGATGGCGGTACACACGAAGAACTATGGGAGTTAGACGATGAGCGCCAACGTGCACGTGAAACAGAGTGCAAATGGTGTCACATACTCACACCCAAAGCATTCAATGACTGTCAATCATGTGACAAGCCATTGGAAAACAACGTAAGATAGCAAAAAGGGCAGATAGACCCGCTACACTTCGTGATAGCGGGCTATCAGCCTAAAATCAACTAACAGAAACTAACAAGGAGAAACAGATGAACAACGAAGTAACTATCACAGGCAAGATTAAGAACGTACGTACATTCACAGGTTCAAAGGGAACAATGGTGACAGGTTGGTTTGACCAACGCGAAGTGTCAGCATTCAGCAATGGTAATGCAGACCGTCAAGTTTATGTATGCGGTATGAATATCGTGGCACTAGATGACAGTACAGTAGGAGAAATCCTGGGCGTAACACGCGCAGGTCAAGAACAATCAGACCTAGTAACACTGAAGGGTCGGTTAGTTACACGCTTTGACCGCCGTCAAGATATTGCCGAAGCATCACGCCGAGCACCACAGTTACAACTTGAGGTGTTTGAGGTCGTAAAAAACTAAAAAACAGGGAGGTGGGTGGCTTAGATAGCACTCATCTCCCCCTTTTTTGGTCGGGGTTTCTGTAACCTCAGCGGACCATTGCGATTCCATCAATCAACTATAATTACAAAGGAGAATATAATGACACTGTCATACGGTGACATAGTTGCTATAACTATAGCGTTAGGTGCTAGTATTATCATGATGTTTATACTAGCGTTTGCTAACGTACATTTATTACAAGAAAACAGATTCCTCAAGCAAAGACTAAGAGCATGGCGCAAGTCATGCGAAAAGCATGTGGAGGTACCGTTCTAATGGGGTCTACATTTGCAAGAGACTTAGCCACTATGGATGGGTTGAGTATGCAAGCAGCAGTAGAAATACACCTGACTAGTAACTTCTACCCACCAGTACCATCAAGCATGGCACCTGTATGTACTCAAGCAATAGATAACTACATATCTGGCTATCACAATGAGCCAGTTGAATTACCTAAAGGTATTACATGGAAAGGTGATACTATAGCACCATCATGGGCAATCATTGAGCAACACAGATTATATCCATGGATAGAAGATGACTCAGATGTATCAGCAGTACCACCACCAGGTGACTTACAAGATGCAGGAGTAGAAGATGAACCCAACCTATAAAACTGTACGTAAAAGATTAAGAGCAGTGAGAAAAGCCAAAGACCTAACACTGGCTGAAGCATCTAGAGTTGCGCGGATAAGCGCAGTAACATTAGGTAGTTGGGAAAGAGGAGATAGAAAACCTACCCTTGAAAACCTAATACATCTATGCAATAGATACGAAATATCTATTGAATCATTAGTAAAGGAAGAAGAACCAACACAATTACTTATGAAAATATATCATAAACAATTGACACAAGGAAGAGCATAACAAATGAGTGAGCACAAGCATCATTGGATATGTGATGATGTGCCAAGCCAATACTATTGTGATGACTGCGCTGCCAAAGGATGGTGGAGCATCATGTTTAGAAAGGTGGTAACAGATGACTAAACTAGAAGAAGAAGATACGATTGTATGCTGGCGATGTGAAGAACAAACTCCAATGTCAGAGTTAATAGCAGTACATGCTGAGTGGGTATGTGGGGTTTGTTACGATGACTTATGAGCCACCATTAGATGACCCTGTAGCAACAGGGCAATCAGATGAATGCGACCAGTGTGGTTGTTTCATCTATGAATGTGTATGCAATGAACCTGACCGCATGTACGGAGATGAAGACTAGGAGATAGTCATGAAAGAGATAAGAAAATGGATAGCAATAGGCAGCACCATGCTGCTAACACTAACCACGCTAATAGGTTTACCACTTAAGCATTACTCTCAGCATGTTAACGACCTATGTTATAACGAACAGAAACTACCTAAAGTATGGACACCATACGCAGCCAAGTTGTATGCTCTTTCATACATGAAGATGTGGTTCCCTGAGTGGAACCGAAGCGAACATAAAGCACTGATAAAACTATGGGGTAAAGAATCAGCATGGAAATATGATGCCGATAATCCCAAGTCAACAGCCTATGGCATAGCACAAGTACTTGGTACTAAACCTGGTACCCCAGCCCCGCAACAAGTTGCGCGGGGGCTGGAGTATATCGTTCATCGGTATGACAAGCCATCAATTGCGTGGTCACACTGGAGGAAACATGGCTGGTACTAAGTACATAATACAAGTAGAGATAGAAGTAGAAGCGGACAACGATGATGCTGCACTCTTCTGGGTGCAGGATGCAGTAACTATGTATGGGGCAAACATGTCTATACATAGATGGATAGACACACGACTAAACAAGGGAGAAGCAAGTGAATAAAACCATAATCAAAACAAGAATAGAACAAATCAAAAAACTGTCTAGTCAAGATGAGCATGGACAGTTTGAGATGGGTACATCTGAACAACAAAGCGCTGCTAGGTTAGTAGAAGATTTCTATACTAACTTTGACTTGAGTAAAGAAACAAGTGAAGATGAACTATCTATCACAACAGCCGCTGTTATACTAGCACTCAAAGAT